GTAATTACTCCATCAAGAACGCTATAGACTGGCATAAGTTCACGGCAGGTTATAACTAAATAAAAATAAAACCTGATGAAAACGTTTCTGCAATTTATTTTAGAAGCAAAAAATAACTATGGAATTCCTGATGATGAATATAGACAGTGGCAAAGAGATAGGACAGCAGGAAAAGGTCCTGCAAGAAAAACCTTTAATGATATAGAATATGAAATGAGGAACAAGGCACGTCAAGGTCAATCTCCAGTGTGGGCGGTCAGTACTGTATCTTCCAGAAATGAATCGGGACAAAAAAGAAGTAAAGCAGAGAAAGAAACAGAGCTTTCGCAAGATGAACTCCGCAGTGCAGCGGGAGGTGATGATGAAAGGGCGTCTTTGGCAAAAGATACAGAAGAAACTGGAATTAAAAAGGTAATAAAAAGAGGAAAAAGAATTCAAAGTGCAACAGGTGTTAGACAAAGTTTGGGACATAAGCAACCACTCCAACCAGATGAACCCACACCAGAGGATCCTGGACACACTTTGTCTAATGTTAAACCAGAACCATTAGGTCCCAATGCATCAAAGAAAAATAAAAGACCTGAACCCGGAGAATCTGGATATGGACTCACTAGAACTCAAGCAAAACAAGATGCTCTAAAAAGAGGGGATAAATTAGGTAAAAATATAGATAGAGAAACTGATTTACTTAGATCTGGAAAAGAATCTAGAGCTGCAAGATTATTAAGTCATTTAAGAAGACCTAAACCAAAAAATACTGGAGCGGCGGAGAGAATGTCTGCCTCTTATGATAAAAAAGTTGATGACACTATGAATTCATAACATTAGGTTTGTAAATGTGAAATAAATACTCATAACTGATACTTTATGAATGTCTCATTTGGTGATATCAAAAAAGAATGAGGTCTATCTGCAAATAGAGGCAGAACCTCATATCTACTATGAGTTGAAAGATACTTTTCAATTTGAAGTTCCAAACGCAAAGTTTTCCCCTGCTTATAAGAATAAGTGGTGGGACGGATTCATTTATCTGTTCAGTATTGACACAAAAGAAATCTATGTTGGTCTTTTAGATAGGGTAATTCAGTTCTGTAAGGACCACAATTATACTTATGAGTTCACAAATAATAAGTTCTATGGACTTCCCTTTGAGATAAATGACGGCATCTCAAAGGAAGGTGTGAAAGATTATATGACGGCTATTAGTAGACACGCCCCACGCGATTACCAAGTTGAGGGAGTATACGACGCTTTAAGACATAATCGAAAATTATTGATATCTCCAACTGCTTCTGGAAAGTCGTTGATGATATATTCTGTTGTGAGATATTACGTTGAGAAGCAACAAAATATTCTGATAGTTGTGCCGACGACTTCCCTTGTAGAACAAATGTATAAAGATTTTGAAGATTATGGATGGGATGTTGGTTCATTTTGCCACAAGATCTACGCAGGAAAGGAAAGAGAAACTGATTCTCAAGTCATTATTACTACCTGGCAAAGCATTTACAAATTGCCCAAGCAGTATTTTGCAAGATTTAATGTAGTCATAGGAGATGAGGCACACCAATTTAAGTCCAAGTCATTAATATCTATAATGACGAAACTTTGTGATGCGAAATATCGTTTTGGTTTTACCGGAACCTTAGATGGAAGTCAAACTAACAAGTGGGTTTTAGAAGGATTATTTGGACCTTCTTATAAGATTATTAATACAGATGAACTGATGAAGAAAGGTCATCTGGCTAAATTGGATATCAAAATACTTCTATTAAAACACCCACCGAACAGATTTGAAATATTTGAAGATGAAATTCAATATATTATCAATCATCAGAAACGAAATAACTTTATCAAAAATCTCACATTAGATTTGAAAGGTAACACTCTTGTACTATTTTCAAGAGTAGAAACCCACGGACAGCCTTTATATGAGTTAATAAATAGTAGCAAGGTTGGTGATCGTCAGGTTTTCTTTATTCACGGTGGTGTAGAAACTGACGAAAGAGAAAGAGTTCGTGAAATAACCGAAAAGGAATCAAACGCAATCATCGTGGCATCCTATGGGACTTTTTCTACCGGTATCAATATTCGTAATCTACATAATGTTGTGTTTGCGTCACCATCGAAATCGAGAATTAGAAATCTCCAATCTATCGGCAGAGTACTCCGAAAAGGTGAAAACAAAGTAAAAGCAACTCTATATGATATTGCCGATGATATCAGTTATAAGTCAAGAAAAAACTACACACTCAATCACTTAATCGAAAGAATTAAAATTTATAATGAGGAAAACTTTAATTATGAAATTGTTAACATACCACTAAAGAACTAATGGGAGAAGATTTTTATTGTATTCTAAAACTAGTGTCTGGGGAAGAAATATTATCACTTATTATGATAGACGAGAATGATGGTGACCCTATTATAGTGCTTCAAAATCCAGTTGTTATGAAAATGATAGAACAGCAGATGGGTTCTTATATAAAGATAAAACCCTGGATGGAATTATCCAAAGATGATTTTTTTATGATTAAACTTGATAAAGTAATTACAATGACTGAAACTACAGATAAGAAAATTATCGATATATATCATAAGTACTTAAATGATGATGACAGTGTAGATGTCTATAAACCATCGGGAGAAGTAAAAGTATCAAATGAGATGGGATATGTATCTTCAGTAGAAGATGCTCGTAATAAACTTGAAGAGTTATATAAAGGTCTTAAAGAAAGCTAGAACTTATCTTCAACCGGGACAAACATAGTCTATACAATATTTTGATAGTTGTCAAGCCCCCTTAATGTGTGCTATAATAAACTTAACTTATTAATAGGTAAATGGGTTCACCATGGCAAAAAAGAAATCAGAGCATTATGTAAACAATAAAGAGTTGTTAGAAGCAATGATAGTGTATCGTAGTAAAGTTGATAAAGCACGAGAACTGTTCATTGAGAAATATGATACAGTACCACCAAAGTCTGGACCTTGGGAAGGAAAACCAAGAATTCCCAACTATCTGGGCGAATGCTTTTTAAAGATTGCTACTCATTTATCCTATAAACCAAACTTTGTTAATTATATGTTTCGTGAGGATATGATTTCCGATGGTATTGAGAATTGTGTTCAATACATTCATAATTTCAATCCAGAAAGATCTCAGAATCCTTTTGCATATTTTACTCAGATTATTCACTTTGCATTTCTCAGAAGAATTCAAAAAGAAAAGAAGCAACTTGAAATTAAGAATAAAATTATTGAGAGAACCGGTTTTGATGAAGTTATGGTAATTGATTCTAACTTGCTTTCTGGGAACAATAGTGAATACAACAGTATGAAAGATAATATTCAATACAGAAACAACAACCGATGACCTTGACTTTTGGAGTCTGCCGTGCTACACTTGAAATATAGTTAAAAATCCCTATGCTCATCGGAATTCTGACGGACACCCACTGGAGCGCCAGAAAATCTTCAAGAAATCTTCACGACTATTTTCAATTGTTTTACGATAATGTTTTCTTCCCTGCTCTAGAAGAACACGGGATAAAGACAGTCATTCATATGGGTGATGCTTTTGATAATCGTAAAAGTATTGATTTTTGGGGATTGGATTGGACCAGAAGAGTTGTATTGGAACCTCTTAGAAAATATGAGGTTCATATGATTGTGGGTAACCACGATATATTTCTACGCAATTCTACTGAAATTAATGCCCCAGAACTTCTCCTAAAAGATTATCCAAATATCAAAACTTATAGTTCTCCAACAAATACAAAAGTTTGTGGAATTGATATGACTTTTATTCCTTGGATTTGTAGTGAGAATCATGAAGAAACGATGAATGTTATTAAGAAGTCCAAGGCAAAGATTGCGATGGGACACTTGGAACTTCAAGGTTTCCGTGTAAATAAAAATCTGATTATGGAGGACCATGGACTGGATTCAAATATTTTTTCAAAGTTCACGAAGGTATTTTCTGGTCATTACCACACTCGTTCTGATAATGGACGCATCTTCTATCTCGGTAATCCTTATGAGATGTATTGGACTGATGTGAATGATACTCGTGGATTTCATATCTTTGATACGGAAACACTGGAGCATACACCAATCAATAATCCTTATAAATTATTCTATAATCTTTATTATGAGGATACTCCTTATCAAACATTTGATGTTCGGGAGTATGAGAATAAGATTGTAAAGATTATTGTTCGTAAAAAAACAAATTCAAAAGATTTTGATAAGTT